TAGTTCATCTAGTGGATACACTACATACATTTTCACCGCAGGCACAGATAATATTAGTTTTTCATAGGAGGTGAATAAATGGCACATTATGCTTTTTTAAATGGCAATAATATTGTTACAGAAGTAATTGCAGGGGTAAGTGAAACAAAATTAATCAAAAATGAGGATACTGAATATTGGTATGGAAAATTTAGAAACCAAGTCTGTAAAAGAACCTCATACAATGATAATATTAGAAAAAATTACGCAGGCATTAGTTATATTTATGATGAAGCCAGAAATGCTTTTATCTCACCTAAACCTTTTGAAAGCTGGATATTAAATAAAGATTCCTGTTTATGGGAATCTCCAATACCGTATCCACGTGATGGAGGAATGTGTTATTGGGATGAAAATATTAGAGGTTGGGTTAGTGTTGACTAACTCGATAAAATAATAATGCGAAAATGTTAAGATAGGAGGTTTCTATTGGCAAAGTATGGAGCGGTCAAATACGGAGAAGCAAAATATGGAGTTAATGCCTTTGGAGATTCCGAAACCACTGTAGTTGTATCGAATCAAGAAGCTGGGATTAAATTAGCTTTAGGCGATTCGAGTGCATCGGTTATAGTTAGCGGTCAAAGTTCTGGGATAAAATCAGCATTGGGTGATTCCGAAGCAACAGTAATTGTCACAGTTGAAGCACAAGGAATACCAATAGCAATAGAATATTCAGAAGTGATTGTACTCGTTACTCCGCAAGCCGTAGGGGCAAAGCAAGCCCGTGCGCCGCCATCAGAATCGTCAATTGTTATTGACACTGATGGAACAGGGAACACACTAAAACAGGGTGCAAGCGAGGTTCAAGTTATTGTATCGTCAGATGGTTCAGGACAAGAAGTTGGCGTTGGCAATTCTGAAACAATAATTGAAGTTTCGGCACAAGGTGATGGTTCTGCAGTATATCAAGGTAACGCTGAATCTGAAATAATCATATCAGTACAGGGCAACGGTGAACGGATTGCTGAAAATCCAGAGGGCAGTTCCGAAGTAGAAGTAATCGTATCGCCAAATGGTGTGGGAACAAAGACTATATCTGGCCAAAGTGAATCAAATTTAACTATAAATGCCGAAGGTTCCGGGCAAGAGGCAAACGCAGAAGGTTCCGAAACAACTGTAATCGTATCAACCGATGCAAGTGGAATGCCGATAGGATTAGGTGGCAGTGAACCTGAAATAATTATAAGCGCCGACGGTCAAGGTACACGAATTGCGCAAGGAAGTTCTGATTCTGAAACTATTATATCAAATGATGGCAGTGGCAATAAAATAATATTAGCACAAGCCGAAATTAATGTTACAATATCAGTAGATGCAAGTGGTAATAAAGTAGCAACAGATTCATCCGAAACGGAAACAATTGTATCCGCGCAGGGTAATGGCAGTAAAGCTCTTGCATTAGGGCAAAGCACATCAGAAGTAATTCTGTCAGCAATCTCAAACGGCGGAAGAATAATAGACGGCCAAAGCGAAACATCGGTAATCATATCGGCAATAGGCGATGGAAACAGAGCATGGCAACCAATAGAATCAGTATTGACCGTATCAGAACGAACCATAACTCAATCCGTATCAGAACGAACCATAACTCAATCCGTATCAGAGCGATCAATTACACTGACGGTATTAGATAAAATCATAATAACATTGGAGGTACAAGGCATGGCAACAATGGGAACTACAGTTAGACTTACAGGCACATTTACAGACCTAGCAGGAATCGTAGTTGATCTTGACGCGGTGCCAACATTGACGGTTTATGATGATGGTAGGAACGTTGTAGGCACTACTGCATTATGTGTAAAGTCTGGAACCGGCATATATTATATTGACTATGAGATACCAGAAGGCTCAGGAACTCTATATTGGGAAATGGCCGGTAAACTTGGCGGCGTAGATGTGCTTGATAGGGCAATATTAGAGAGGGAGTGGGCATAATGACATTAACTGTAGGAACTGATACATATATCAGTTTGGTAGATGCGGAAATATACGTGTCTACTCATTATCGCAATGTGGACCCGGAGTTCAAAGCCTGGGGAGATAATATTGACACTGATAAAGAAATACTACTGCGCAAAGCAACTCAAGCCATCGACAGATTGCCATTTGTAGGCGTCAAATCGACCAGTGTGCAACTTTTAGAGTTTCCTCGGGCATTATATACCGATTATGCTAATTACGGCGTAAACGTGATATTTTCATTTGAAGGTATGATGGTAGAAGTCGACACGCCGCAAGCCGTATTAGATGCACAGTGCGAAATTGCACTTGACCTGGCAAAAGGCAATAATGAACGTGCTGATTTGCAAAGGCAAGGCGTTAAATCGTTTAGCCTGGGCAAATTATCGGAAAGTTACGGATCGGTTAAAGATATATCAAGTTTTGAAGCACGGAAACTGCTTGCACCTTACACCGCAGGAAGTGTGAGGATATTATGATAAGCGCATACGCAAATCAAACAGCAATATGGAGAAAAGTTACAAGCATAAACGAATATAACGAGCCGACATATGCTACATCAAATATTAAATGCCGCAAGGAAACCGGATTTAAAATGATAAGGAATGCGCAGGGCCAGGAAACGGTATCATCTGCGACAGTATTTACCGAGGCTGCTGTTGAGGTTAATGATTTGCTGGATGGTAAAGTGGTAATTGCTGTAGATGTTGAGACAACATTTAGCGGATCTGCTGGGTTTAGAGAGTGTTACCTAATATGAATGTTAAAATCGAGGGGCTGGATAAATTAAATGCGCTGCTAAAGGGTATGCCTGGCACGGTAAACAACGTAATAGAAAAAGAACTAAAAATAGTTGGGCTGGACTTGCAGGGTAAAGCACAGGCATTGACACCAGTTGATCAGGGCGATTTGCAAGGTTCGGCATTTACTGAGGTTAGTGGACTGGAAGCGGTGATCGGTTTTGAGGAAATATATGCAATGTATATCCATGAAGGTGTTGGGTACAGGCATCCTAAAGGTGGAGAAGCGAAATTTTTGGAAAAACCCTATAAAGAAAACGTACCAAAGTATGTTGATATGATTGGAAACGCGATAAAAAAGGCGGTGGATAAATGAGTATAACGGCAGAAATTAAAACTTTATTGGCTGGAACCTCCGGGTTATATGTTGGCTCAATGCCAGCAACCCCAGATAATTGTGTCGTCATATATCCTAGCGGAGGATATCCAAGAAGTTTATCAGGAACATACCTAGAAGAGCCGACGGTTATGATAAAAGTAAGAAATTTATCATATACAGCAGGTGAAACGGTTTGTGAAGTAGTAAAAACAGCGTTGCATGGCAATTCAACAACAAAAGCATTGATGGTTGAACAGCAAGGAGACATTAACGATTTAGGCCGTGATGCAAATAACCGTAGTGAATTTAGTATAAATTTTAGATGTTATTACCGTAAATAAGAAAAGGAGAAATTATTATGGCAGAAGTAGCAGGAAAGACAAATTTAGTCTATGCAGTAGCAGGAGCAACAGCAATGCTAACATCAACAGGGGCAAAAATAGCAGGAGTGGACAATTCCACATTTGGTAAACTATGCGATATCCTGGATATTACAGCGTTTGGCGATGCATACAAGAACAGAATAGCTGGATTGCTTGATACCACGATATCAATATCCGGCAATGTTTACGTAGGCGATGCTACGGGTCAAGACATTTTGATACCAGGCAATACAATATTTATCGGTGTTTATCCTTCCGGATCAGCAGTAGCGGGTACACAGGTTAAGGCAATCGTTGAAAGCTTTGAAGTATCGTCAGAAGTAGCGGGAAAGCAAACATTTTCAGCAGCATTCCAATGTATAGCCGCACCAGTTGCCCTTCCATTACGATAGTAGGAGGTAAATCATGACAGAACGAGCAGGCAAAAATACATTAATAAAAATAAGCGGCGTGGCGACTATTATGACGGCAGAAGCGACAACGCTTATAACAACTGGGCTTGTATATCAAATTACTAACGCAGTAAAACAGGTGTTAGACATTGCCACAGTGCCAACCGTTTTAGTAGGGGGCAGTGCAGTTAGTGCTGCAACATATACTGTTAATTATTTAAACGGAAAGATAACATTCTTATCGTCAGCAACCAGAACGGTAACAGTTACAGGCAAATATCTACCGATGACAACTGCTGCATATGCAAACCAAATGTCTAATTCAAGGGCATGCGATATGCATGAAGCAACGGCGTTTCAGGCAACTCACAAATCAAGAATCGCCGGGCTTAAATCGGCAAGTGGCACATTGGCACAGTTTGATGTGACTGACACGACATATTCTGATGCGCTGGCTGCTGGATTGCCCGTAGTTATGGAAATTAGAACAGGACTTGCAGACGAGCCCGATAGATTTTGGGCGTTATTAGAAAGCACAGAAGTACAAGCGGCTATTGACAGTATTCAAAGCGAAACGATTTCGTGGGTATCAAAAGATGCATGGCTGCGGTTAGGAGTATAAAAATGGGATATTTAAAAAGAGATGAAATACTAAATTGCGATGACATGAAAACCCAAGACGTTAATGTTCCAGAATGGGGCGGTACGGTTGTAATTAAAATGATGACAGGCAAGGAGCGAGATGCATTTGAAGCATCTTGTATTAATGCACAAGACGGCGTATTTAAAATGGATAATATCAGAGCAAAACTGGTAGCAAAAACTGTAATTGATCCTGAAACAAAAGAACCAATGTTTACGGTTGCAGATATTGAAGCGCTAGGGAATAAATCAGCAACGGCACTTGACAAAATATTTACGGCATCTCAAAAATTATCAAAAATAAGTGAAAAGGATGTTGAGGAACTAGCAAAAAACTAATAGACCGACCTCAACACTTTTTTTATTATCAATTAGCAGAAATGTTAGGTTATGCGAGCATATCAAAAATGTTGGGTGAGGTCACAAGCGAAGAAATATCAGAATGGATGGCATACTTTCAAGTAAAAACTGAACACGAGAAGGATAGTGGCAAAGCGGAAGAAGCTAAAGCTAGAGCAAAACGAGACAATGAATAGGAGGTGGCAGTTACGGGAACCATTGCTAATTTAAATGTAGTCATAGGTGCTACGACTAAAGATTTTGAAGCAGGGATGCAACGTGTCAGTAAAACAGCATCAGGGATTGGCACTGGTCTACTTAAGGTTGGCGGCATTGCTGCTATTGCGCTTGGTACTGGGCTTGTTGCAGCAACAAAGGCTGGTGTTGACGGTATTGTGGCAATGGAGAACCAGACAGCACAGCTTAACGCAGTATTGAAATCTACAAACGGCGCTGTAGGCATGTCGGCAAAGGAAATATCAGGTATGGCAAGCGCATTGCAGCTTACGACAAAATTTGCAGAAGAAGATACGCTTGCGGCACAGAATATGCTTTTAACTTTTACCAATATAGGCAAAGACACATTTCCTATGGCAACAACTACCCTTCTGGATTTAGCCACGGCAATGGGTACTGATGCCAAATCAAGTGCTATTCAACTTGGTAAGGCACTGAACGATCCATCACAAGGCATCTCGGCGCTGACTAGGGTAGGTGTAACATTTACCGAAGAGCAAAAAGCGGTCATTAAAACGCTACAG